GCTGTATTCCAACCTGCATATCCTGAAGAGTCTTTTACTTCTGCTCCTGAAGAATGTATCGCTGCTGTTGTACCTACAGCTCCTCTAGTTAAACCTGTTAAAGTATTACTAGTAACTCCTGTGTAAGTAATTAGTTCAGAGCCAATTTGCACTGTTCCAGATGTTGGAAAAGATGATGCACTTGCTAGTGTTAAAGATGTAACTGATGCATTAATTCCTGATGCAAGTGTTGAGGTAAATGTTCCTGATACTGTACCACCCCATTGACCTAATCCCCAACCTGTTGATGCAACTTCTTGAGCTACCCCTACTGAAAAATAATGTTTTACTCTAATACCACCAGATGTTGATGCACCTGATCCTGATTCATTAGATGCCATAGTAAGTGTTAGTGTAGTAGATGTTGGAATTGAAGTTACTTGAAATTTATTATCAACAAAATTAGCTGAATTAAAATTAGAATTTGTTATAGCTGTAAAATTATCTAATAATAAAATGTCACCTTTTTCTATATTATGTGCTGATGCAAAAGTTAATGTTACAGTTGCTGATCCATTAGTTGTAGAAAATGCACTAGTTAAAGTTGTGGTAGATTTAATAGGGTGTATGTCATAAAAAATACCAGCAGAGTATGCGTACAATATTCTATTAGTACCAAGCACTGCGTACTTGATACCCGATGTATTTACAAAATGGTGAATAGCTGTGTTTCGACCTGTAATATCAACTGAACCTAATTGAGCCCAACCCCCTATTTTTTCAGGTAGGCCATATCTAAATCTAACATTATCACCATTAACCCATTGGCCTTCACCTTCAGTTGATGTGACTTGTTTATTGAATCCAGGTGCAAATTTTACTTTTTGAAGCATAAAGCCTTTATATAGTTAAAAAGCCCAGCTTACAAATGAATATCTAGTGCCTTTAGTTGCCTCTTTTACTTCGTGCGGATACATAAAGTTTGACGGAAATAAAAGTATATCTCCTGTTTTTAACTTAATTTCTTTGCCTCTGCAACAGAATTCTGATCCTTCGTAGTCTGTGTTAAGGTTAGCAACTATTGATACTATTGGTACACCTTTCATTTTTCCATCAAATATACTGTGGATATGATCGTAGTGTTCTCTCATCATAGTGCCTACTTCATACTTGTTAAATCTAATAGGACTAAATTTAGTAAGCCATGGTCCTTGAGTCTTGTCTCCTGGTACACTATGTTTAACCTGATACGCTTCTAATGCTTTAATAAGATAAGGTGTAATTTTATCTTGTTGTTCTTTAGTACAAGGCATTACATCTAATTCTTTTGTCGGTTCAGAACTAGTTGTACCTTCAGCATAATTATTCCAAGTATGTTTTTTCCATTCTTTCTTGTTACACTCATCTATTAATGACTCACACACCTCTGTGGGTATATGATTTTCAACATATATATAATCTTCAATTGTGCTCATTCATTAAACTCCTTATATCTAAATGGGTTAAATTATCTGTACTACCTAATGTATCAATACTAAATGTATTAAATGACATACTAATTCTAGGTTCCTCACTCATGTTTATAGGTACACTGTGTTTTAAATTAGATGGAAACAATATAAGTTCTCCATCCGTGCAAGGTAATAAAAATGTTTCTGAATTTAAATTGTTATATTTTTTAGGGTCAAGTTTTATAGCTGATTGTATTGATTTAGAAAAAGATATTGGGGGTAGTTTAGGATCTTGTTTAAAATAAAACACACCACTAATAATACTATTGGGATGCACATGTTCATGGTGCTTGGATCCTTTAGGATTTTTATTCATCCAAGATTGTGTAACCACTAACCTTTGATCTGATTGAGATATTTCTTTAGTAAATTTATTTATAGACTCATTTATAAAATTTTTTATATTTTTAAACTGTTCGTGTTTTAATAAATAAGTATCTTTAGATTTAAAGTTACCATTAGCTTTTTGTTTTATCCAATCTAATGTATCAATGTGTTTTAGTTCATCAACTAATGAACCTTTATACTTTGTAATTAAAATTGGTGTGGGAAATATTTGTAACAATTCGTCTTTCATGCAAAATGTATACTATATTTTATCCAGAAAGTCCACCATGTGAATCTGAAGTACCTGAATGATATTGAGAAGCTTCAACTAAATCACCAAAATCAGCGGCATCCCCCGTTGTTGCTATTGTAATATAATCTTGATTTACTGTATCTTCTCCAGAAATTTCACCTCCAGAATGAATTGCTCTTATTGAATTACTAAGACCCGATCCTGCTGCTCTAGCAACTGTTAAATCTCCAAAGTCAGCAGCGTCACCTGTTGAAGCAATAGTTATATAGTCTATAATATTTATTCGACCTGGAGAATATCCTCCCATAAATACAGCTCTTACTAGTGAAGAAGCAGGAGTACCTCTTCTTGCATCTGTTAAATCTCCAAAATCTGTTGCATTACCAGTTGACGCAGTTGTTGTATATTCTATTGTGTTTACCTCTCCGCTAGCATAACCTCCACCATGAACAGTTCTTGTACCACCAGAACAAGTTGCAACACCTTCTGTAGCTGTAGTCATATTTCCAAAATCAGTTGTATTACCTGCTGAAGCAAAAGTTATAAATTCTATAATATCTACAAGTGATGGAGTATTTCCTCCAGCACAAATACCTCTAGTTGAGTTTCCACCGCCACCATTCATATTTCTTCTAACTGCGGATAAATTACCAAAGTCCGCCGTGTTCCCTAAAGAGGCATGTTGAAATGAATCCATTGTATCAATAACTGCATCGGGATCTTCACCTCCCATTATAACAGTTCTAGTTAAACTAGAAACTCCTGCAACTAATTGTCTTGCAACTGCATTTCCAAAATCTATAGCGTTTCCTAAAGTAGGTATATGGGTCAGTTGTATTCTATCAATAGATCCACCCGATCCACCTGAATTTGATCCTGCATTAGTAAACCCTCTCCCTGATCCAGGCATATAGTTTACTGATGGTCTTTGAATTACTTCTTGATTAATTCCACCATGTCCATTTCCAAGTCCTGCTAAATAATCTCTAGCTACTGTTAAATCTCCAAAATCTGCAGCGTTACCTGTTGATGCTATGGTTATAAAATCTATTACATCAGAATTATCTGGAGTATATCCTCCCCCAAAAGTACCCCTAACTGAATTACTACAACCCGCTAGATAATTTCTTGTGACACTTAAATCGCCAAAGTCTGTAGTATTACCAGTTGAAGCCATAGTAATAAATTCTATTATATTTACAAAAGTTGGAGTTCTTCCTCCACCACAAACTCCTCTAGTAGCACTTGATACTCCACCTTGGTTTGCTCTAACACCTGAAAGGTCACCAAAATCTGTTGAGTCACCAGTTGAAGCTATAGTTACAAATTCTATTATATTAATAAACGCCATATTATTGTAATCCTCCCATTCTAATTCCTCTTGTTGGACTAGTAACACCAGCACCAGCATTTCTAGCAGCACCTAAATTTCCAAAATCTGTAGCATTTCCTGTATTAGCAATAGTCATAAATTCTATAATATTTACATAACCAGGTGCACTACTTCCTCCCATTGTTATACCTCTTGTTTCACTACCAACACCCGAACCGCCTCTTCTTATCCCACCTAAATTTCCAAAATCAGTAACATTTCCTGTTGAAGCAATTGTAATATAATCTATTGTATTTTCTATATTATTATTACTTCCACCTCCAAAATAAAGTCCTCTTGTACTGGATGCTACTGCACTTAAATGCTTTCTATCTGCACTTGATAAATTACCAAAATCTGCGGCATTACCTGCTGTACTAATTTGTATAAAATCTATTATGTCACTTGTACTAGGCGTATTACCCCCACCAAATGCACCTCGATCACCTCTACTAGCTTGGTTAGCTCTAGCTAAATTATTTCGTTCTTTAATATCCCAAATAGCCATTATGGTCTTGCTCCTTGATACCCGTCATTTAAACCACCGTGTGCTTGTGATATTTGTCCTGAAGCTATATTTTGCCTAGAAACCGAAAGGTCTCCAAAATCTGTGCAAGTACCCCCTGTTGATATTTGAAATTGATCTATAACATTTACAGCCCCATCACCAGCAGCACCATATAAACCTTTAACACTATTTGATGTTCCTGCACCATATTTTGCTGCTGTTCTTAAATTACCATAATCAACTGAATTACCTTGAGAAGCTATGCTAACAAAAGATATTGTTGTTGTACTAGCAGGGTTTTGATCTCCACCCATAAAAGCTCCTCTAGTTGATGAGCTTACACCTATTATATCAGATGTTGCTGCGCTTAACTCTCCAAAATCTGCAGCGTTACCAGTTGTAGAAAATTCTAACACATCTATTTCACTTATATACGGAGTATTTCCTCCAGCTTTTATTGCTCTTGTTGGAGAAACAACACTTGCTGACGAACTAATAGCTGTTTGTAAATTACCAAAGTCAACTGCATTACCTACTGAAGCAATAGTTACAAAATCTATTACATTTTGTCTTGTAGGTGTCATACCACCCATAAAAAGTCCTCTTGTTGAATTTGAAGCTCCTGAAAAAGCAGATCTACCTACAGTCAAATCTCCAAAATCTGTTTCATTACCTGTTGTGGTCATTGTAATATAACCAATATTAGTATTAGTTTTAGCTGGAGCATGACCACCACCCATTACACCCCTAGTATGACTAGACATACCACTTGTTTGATTTCTTGCTGCAATTAAATTTCCAAAATCAGTTGCATTACCTGCTGAAGCAATAATTACAAAATCTATTACATCAGAATTATCTGGAGTTTTACCACCAGCAAAAATTCCACGAGATCCACCTTGTCTCCAATAGCCACCCGAAACGGCGTTATTAACGTCTTTCAGTTTCCATACGCCTACATTGTCGTCTAATTGTGGAAAGTTAGCCATTTAAATTCCTAACCTATTTTTTTAGCCCAAATTGCATTTGCTGCATTAGTTTGGTTAAAAGCAATATCTTCACCATCGGCATCTACACCATCAGTCCATTCAGATGTGTAAGTATCTAAATAAGATTTTATTGCTGCTGCATTTGCTAATGCACCTAATCCAGTTTCATCTGATCCAT